CCAAATTGAAAGAGACGCAAACGCAATTGCACAGCGTACTCGTAGAGGAAAGGGCAACATCATTATGTGTTCATCTGATGTTGCTTCTGCACTTTCAATGGCAGGTCTCCTTGATTATACTCCTGCACTCAATGCCAACCTGAATGTTGATGACACTGGCAACACCTTTGCTGGTGTTCTCAATGGCAAGTATCGTGTTTATATTGACCCATATTCTGGTGGTTCAAACACTGGTTCCAATGGTGGTCAGTATTACGTTGTTGGTTATAAGGGTTCTTCTCCTTATGACGCAGGACTCTTCTACTGCCCATACGTTCCTCTCCAAATGGTTCGTGCCGTTGGTGAGAACACCTTCCAGCCTAAGATTGGCTTTAAGACCCGTTATGGTCTTGTTGCCAACCCATTTGCTGAAGGTAAGTCAGCATCTGCACCTGAGACCAATCTGGGTCGTATCCAGTCAAACAGCAACCGTTACTACAGAAGAGTACTGGTTAAGAATCTTATGTGAGTTTTATCACATAATCTCAAGGGGTCCGAAAGGACCTCTTTTTTTATGCAAATAAATAAAAATAAAAATGGCTCAGAGTCCTTGGTCAAAACAAATTAATAATAGAAATTTTCTTTCTCCTGTAGGATTCAAGTTCACTTTATCCGAATACCCTAAAGTTGATTTCTTTTCCAATTCTTCTCAAATACCAGGTATCAACTTAGGTGTTGCAATTCAACCAAACTATTTGAAAGATGTCCCAATCCCTGGAGATAAACTTTCGTATGATGATTTTTCTTTTGAGTTTTTTGTGGATGAAAATTTGCAAAATTATTTACAAGTCCATAATTGGATGAGAGGTCTTGGTTATCCTCAAAGTGTATCTGAGTTTCAAGAATTATTAGATTCTGATGAATTTAACCCAGGAGTTCAAGATGCAAATTTCGGACAATCAGACGGAAGTTTAATCCTCTATAATAGTAATTATAACCCTATAGCATATATTAATTTTAGAGGATTATTTCCAGTTTCTTTATCCACTTTGGACTTTAATGCTAAAGCACAAGATATAAATTTTTTGACTGCAAGTGTAACGTTCAAATATACTTTATACGATATAATCGTTAATTAATCTTATGAATATTGATGAAATTCAAACATTATGGGAAGAAGATTCAAAGATAGATCCAGATAATCTACATCAAGAATCACTCAAGATTCCTTCTTTACACGCAAAATATTATAAAATATATAATAATATTATTCTTCTTAAAAAATTAGAAGAAAATAAATATAAAATTCTTAGAAAAGAAAGATGGTTATATTATTCTGGCAAAGCAGAACCAGAAGTATATAAAGAAAACCCCTTTGACCATAAAGTTTTAAAACCAGATTTAGATAAGTATATGGATGCTGATTCAGATTTGCTTAAAATCACATCCAAAATTGAATACTATCAATCAATGATAAATTATTTGGATAGTATATTAAAAACAATATTAAACAGAACTTATCAAATCAAAAATGCCATTGAATATATGAGATTTACTGCTGGATATGACTGATATTATAATACAAAAAAAGAACGAAATATTTTTAAAGGTAGAAACGGAACCACACATTCATCAGGAATTATTTGATTATTTTACTTTTGAAGTTCCTGGTGCGAAGTTTATGCCTCAATATAGAAGTAAATACTGGGATGGAAAAATTAGATTATACAGTAATCATACTGGAGAAATTTATGTTGGTTTATTGGATAAGTTAGTTGCTTGGGCAAAAAGATGTGAATATTCTGTAGAATTTAAGGAAAATAAATTTTATGGATTGCCATTTGAGGAAAATGAAATGATTTCTTTAAGTGGTGTTTCTGATTATATGAATAAAATTTCAAAACATCAACCAAGAGATTATCAAATTGATGCTGTTTATGATGCCTTGAGATATAATAGAAAACTTTTAATTTCTCCAACAGCATCTGGAAAGTCTTTAATGATATACACAATCGTAAGATATTTTGTGGATAATCATAAAAATATTTTATTAATTGTTCCAACTACATCTTTGGTTGAGCAAATGGTAAAGGATTTCTCAGATTATGGTTGGGAGTCGGAAGATTATTGTCATAAAATTTATTCAGGAAAAGAAAAAAATACAAATAAACCTGTTATAGTTACGACTTGGCAATCAATCTACAATCTTCCTAGGTCTTTTTATGAAAACTTTGATGTTGTAATTGGAGATGAAGCACATCAATTTAAATCTAAGTCTCTTGTAGGCATTATGACCAAGATGGACAATGCAAAGTACAGATTTGGATTCACTGGAACTTTAGACGGGTCACAGACGCATAAATGGGTGCTTGAGGGACTTTTTGGTCCATCATATAAAGTCACTCAAACAAAAGAACTAATTGAAAAGGGTCATCTCTCAAAATTACAAATTAAAATATTATTACTGAAACATAATTCTCAACAATTCAATGAATATGAAGAAGAAGTTCAATATATTATTGGACACGAAAAGAGAAATAATTTCATTAAAAATCTTGTATTGGATTTAAAGGGAAATAGTCTTGTTCTTTTTAATCGTGTTGAATCACACGGACAGATTCTATACGAACTTATAAATAATTCAGCTTCAAAAAAAAGAAAAGTATTCTTTGTTCACGGTGGAGTTGACACTGAGACAAGGGAAAAAATAAGAGAAATTACAGAAAAAGAAAATGATGCAATTATTGTTGCATCCTACGGAACATTCAGTACTGGAATTAATATTAAAAATCTACATAATGTAATTTTTGCTTCACCATCAAAATCAAGAGTAAGGAATCTACAATCAATCGGTAGAGTTTTAAGAAAAGGAGAAAATAAAAATAAAGCAATTCTTTATGATATTGCCGATGATGCAACATATAAATCAAGAAAAAATTACACTCTTAACCATTTAATAGAAAGAATTAAAATATACAATGAAGAAAAATTTAACTATGAAATTTTACAAATCAACTTTAAGAAATAGATGGAAGAAGAATTTTACGGAATTATAAAATTAGTATCCGGTGAAGAGGTATTTGCAAAGATATGCCCTTTTGATGATGATAGTGATACACTTCTGATGTTAGAATCTCCCGTAACAATGGAAACGATTACAGTTCGTCATCTTGGGGTAACAACAATTAAAGTAAGTCCTTGGGTAAAGATGAGTGATGAAGATTTATTCATAGTTCATATGGATAAAGTCATAACAATCACTGAAACTTACGATACAGATTTAATTAAAATGCATAAAAAATATGTGAAAGATAAAAACAAAAAATCAAATAAAACAAATTTATCAGAAAGAATGGGTTATCTTTCAAATATTGCTGATGCTAGAATCTCCCTAGAAAAACTATATAAATCTAATAACTAAAAGATATAATTTATCTTCAAACCTAACAGAGTGATTCTAGTCACATTGCGTGGGTTTGTCAAGTTCATCATTATGTGCTAAGATGGTAATCATCTAAAAGTAAATTTTTCTGTTCTACAAATGAATAAAGCAAAAAAGAATCCACACTACGTAAACAATAAAGATTTTTATGATGCTTTATTAGTTTATAAAAATAAAGTTAAAGCAGCAAAAGAGCAGAATTTACCAGCACCACCAATAACAAATTACCTTGGGGATTGTTTTCTTAAGATTGCAACTCATCTATCATATCGTCCTAATTTTGTAAATTACATTTTTCGTGAAGATATGATTAGTGATGGAGTTGAGAATTGTGTTCAGTATATTAATAATTTTGATGTAAATAGGTCAAATCCTTTTGCATATTTTACTCAAATTGTATATTATGCTTTTTTGCGTCGTATTCAAAAAGAGAAAAAGCAAATGGAAATAAAAGAAAAAATTATTGAAAGAAGTGGATACGAACAATTGTTTTATGTGGATGACGATTCACCAAATTCTTCAGATTACAATACAATCAAAGAAAACATTCAAATGAAGTCATATCAATGAAAATCGGACTTATAACTGATACTCATTATAATTTTCGTAAAGCAAATAAAGCATTTCACGAATATTTTGAAAAATTTTATAATGATATATTTTTCCCAACTCTAAAGAAAAATAATATTAAAGTAGTTGTTCATCTTGGAGATGCCTTTGATAATCGCAAAGGAGTAGATTATTGGGCATTGCAGTGGGCAAAGAAAAACGTATATGATAAGTTTGAAAAACTTGGAATTACTGTTTATAGTATTGTTGGAAATCACGATGCGTATTACAAAAATACGAATGAAGTAAATTCAATTGACGTTTTATTGAACGAGTATTCAAATATTGTAAAAATATCAGAACCAGTTCAAACTCAAATCGGTGACACTGAATGTGTTTTTTTGCCTTGGATTTGTTCGGATAATGAGAAAGAAGTATTCTCTTTGTTGGAAGAGACAAGTGCAAAGGTTGTATTTGGGCACTTGGAATTATCTGGATTTTCTGTTTATCCAGGACACGTACAAGAAAATGGACTGAGTAAAAATATATTTCAAAAATTTGATAGGGTATTTTCTGGTCATTATCATACCTCCAGTAACGATGGAAGGATTTTTTACTTGGGAAATCCATATCAAATGTTTTGGTGTGATGTAAATGATAAAAGAGGATTTCACATTCTTGATACAGATGATTATTCTTTAGAAAGAATTGAAAATCCTTACACGATGTTTGAAAAAGTTTATTACAATGATGATTGTGAGGATATTGATTTTTCTTCATTGAAAAGTAAAATGGTTAAACTTTTTGTTGAGAAGAAGGAGAACCATTTAAAGTTTGATAAGTTTGTAAGTCAGATTACAAATGCAAATCCGATAGAATTTAAAATTGTTGAAAATTTTGATGTTTATGATGAAAATGTAAATAATGAACAATTCTCGGTAGAGGATACTCTTACCATTTTGGATAAATATGTTGAAGAAGCAGAATTCAGTTTGAATAAAACAATTATTAAAAATCTTCTAAGAGATGTTTATAAAGAAGCATTGGAAATAGAGTAATGTACATACTATCAATCAAAGAGAAAGAAGACGAAGGTGCATATGCAGTATTAAACGAGGATGGTGATAAGACTTTGTATATCTTTGAAGAAGAGGATGATGCATATAGATATGCTGGTCTTTTAGAGGCAGAAGACTATCCAGAGATGTCTGTAGTTGAAGTTGAAGATGAAGTAGCAATAAAAACCTGTGAAGTGTATGGATATAGTTATGCTATAATTACCCCTAATGACTTTGTAATTCCCCCACGAGATTATGATTCTGTTCAAAAAAATTTCATATCGTAATTTTTTATCATCTGGAAATCAACCAACACAAATTAATCTTTCAGAAAATCAAACAACATTAATTGTGGGGGCAAATGGTTCAGGGAAAAGTACCTTGCTGGATGCTTTATGTTTTGTTCTGTTTAACAAAGCATTCCGAAAAATTACAAAACCTCAACTTATAAATTCAACTAATTCTAAAGATTGTTTGGTTGAAATTGAGTTTAGTATTGGCACTAAAGAATATAAAGTAGTAAGAGGAATCAAACCAAATATTTTTGAAATTTGGATTGATGGTGTATTGCAAAATCAATCTTCTGCTACGATAGACCAACAAAAACAACTAGAAGAAAGCATTCTTAAACTAAATTATAAGTCATTCACTCAGATTGTAATTCTTGGTAGTGCATCTTTTGTTCCTTTTATGCAACTTTCTGCTGCAACAAGAAGGGAAATTGTGGAAGATTTGTTGGATATAAAAATATTTTCTTCTATGAATTCCGTAATCAAAGATAAGATACGTAAATTCAATGAAGAAATAAAAGATTTGACCTTCCAAGAAAAGTCAATGGAAGAAAAGATTGAGATGCAGCAAAGTTTTATTGAAGAACTTGAGAATCGTGGTAATGCTAATATTGATTCTAATAATCGGAAAATTTCCGATTTAACTTCAGAAATTGAGACTTATATAAATGAAAATTCAAGGACAGAAGAAGAAATTTTCAAGTACACAAAGGAACAAGAAGAAGTCATTGGTTCTGGTGATAAGTTAGTAAAGCTTAATAATTTAAAGGGAAAAATCACTCAAAAAGTATCTACTATTACCAAAGAACATAAATTCTTTACCGAAAATTCGGTCTGCCCTACCTGCACCCAAACTATTGAGGAAGAGTTTCGGTTAAATAGAATTACAGACGCTCAAAATAAAGCAAAGGAACTCCAGAAAGGTTATCAAGACCTAGAAGAGACAATAAAGATAGAACAAGAACGAGAGCGTCAATTCGTTGCTCTATCTAAGGAGATTACAAAACTCACAAATGACATTTCTCAAAACAATACTCGGATTGCACTTAAACAAAAACAAATCAGAGATTTTGAAAACGAAATTCAAACTATTACCGAACAACTTAAAAATAGAAATATTGAGAGAAATGAATTAAAAAAGTTAGAACAAAAACTTAAAGAAATAGTAAAAAATAAAGTTAAACAAAAGGAAAACATATCAAATTATGAATTCCTGCACTTATTAATGAAAGATGGAGGCATCAAGGCAAAAATTATACAAAATTATTTGCCAACGATGAATCAACTTATTAATAAGTATTTGCAGTTGATGGATTTTTATATTAACTTTACTTTTGATGAAGAATTTAAAGAACTTATAAAATCTCCAATTTATGAGGACTTTAGTTATGAGTCTTTTAGTGAAGGAGAAAAGATGAGAATTAATCTTGCAATTTTGTTTACCTGGAGAGAAGTTGCGAGACTTAAAAATTCTGTAAATACTAATCTTCTTATCTTGGATGAAGTTTTTGATAGTTCTTTAGATTTTGCTGGAACTGATTATTTTACGCGCATTATCAAATTTATTATTAGCAATACTAATGTATTTGTAATATCACATAAGACAGACGAATTGGTTGATAAATTTGATAAAGTGATTAAGTTTGAAAAAATAAAAGGATTCAGTAAGATGATTGACTGATTCAAGACCAACTGCTATGATTGGAGAAGGTTATTATGACTCCTTTTATTATGTTTGGACCAGAAGATGAACGCAATCTTGTAAATAAGTTCACTTTCAATGTGAATGACCAAAATGGACTAATTGATGTTACAAACAATCCTACTTTTATGACTGATAAAAATACAAATGCTAATGGTTTCTGGAAATATAATGAAGATAAAATCCTGAAACAACTTGAGCAATATATTGCTGGTACTTATAGTCAACATTATGTTGATAGGACTGGTGGTGGAACAGAACAGACTCTTGACAAGATTAAGCATAATCGTCGTGAAGGGTTTTGTGCTGGTAACGTGACCAAGTATATTGATAGGTATGATACAAAAGGAACTCCTCGTGCTGATCTATTCAAAGTTTTGCATTACACAATTCTTTTGATTAATCATCTAAATCTTATTGAAAACAAGTGAAATTGAAACCCCAAACTATGAAACTTTCTGAATCTACTATTACTATTCTGAAGAACTTTGCTTCAATCAATCAATCAATTTTGGTTAAGTCTGGTTCTAGTCTTCGTACTATTTCTGTGATGAAAAATATTCTTGCAGAAGCAGAAATCAAAGAAGAATTCCCAAAGGATTTTGCAATTTATGACCTCAATCAATTTTTGAATGGACTGAACTTGCACCAAGATCCAGATCTTGATTTTGCCAATGATTCTCACGTAATTATTCGTGAAGGAAAAAGAAGGGTAAAATACTTTTTTGCTGATCCTGAAGTAATTGTTTCTCCACCAGAAAAGCAAATTTCTCTTCCATCTGAAGATGTTTGCTTCCAGTTAGAACATTCTCAACTTGATAAACTTATTAAGGCATCTGCTGTTTATCAACTTCCAGATCTTTCTGCAGTCGGTGAAGCAGGTGTAATTCGTCTTGTTGTTCGTGATAAAAAGAATGATACCTCAAACGAATATTCTATTGTAGTTGGTGAAACCAATTCTACTTTTACGTTTAATTTCAAGGTAGAGAATATTAAGATTATTCCAGGTACTTATGATGTAGTTGTTTCACGTAAACTTTTGTCTCGTTTCACCAACGAAAAGTATAATCTAAACTATTATATTGCTCTAGAACCAGATTCTAGTTTTGATTGATTTTTAATTTTATATTATGAATATTTTTGCAACCTCACCATTTCCTGCGGAAAGTGCCATTTGTCTCCCAGACAAACACGTTGTCAAGATGCCCTTAGAGTGCTGCCAAATGCTCTCTATCGTAGCATCAGAGAAATGGGGTCACGGATATGGTACTCTTCCTAAAGCAGACGGAACTCCTTACAAGACAGAAAAGGGAGCATTCCGCAATCATCCCTGTACTAAATGGGCAATGGATAGTATCCATAATGCTTATTGGTTAATTAAATGGGGACTGAACTTGTCGGATGAGTACTGCCTGCGGTACAATAAAACGCACTCTTGTTACAAGACTCTTGTAGATGCCTACTATCTTTTCCCTAAAGGTAAGATCACTGAAGTAACACCATTTGCCCGTGCTATGCCAGATGAGTATAAACTTGACACAAGCATTGACACTTTTACTGCTTACAAGATGTATATCGCATCCAAACCTTGGGTTGCATCTAATTATCTTCGTATGCCAGAACGAAAACCTGATTGGATTTAAATATGGAAAATGATTATAACAAAAATCATAAAATTGATCAAATAAAAGTATATGATAATTTTTTCTCTGAAGAAATACAGGAAGAGATTGTTGAGTCATTAAATAGACCGAAATGGTCATTTACTGGGGGAAGAGAAGGAGTATCAAGATTTTGGCATATGGATGGTCTGGAAAGGGAGAACTATTTCAGTGAATTTTTATTTAATATCATATGCGATAAACTTGATAAAAAATTTAAAATTGTAAGGATTTATGCTAATGGGCAAACTGCTGGACAATCTGGAATTCCACATAAAGATGATGGTGAGTGGACTTTACTATATTATCCCAATAAAGAATGGTTGACTGGTATGGAAGGAAACTTGCTTTTTTTGGAAGAACCAGAAAAAGACATTAATCCTTATATGCAACTTAATCTAGAAGTAATAAAAACCATATCTTACAAATCAAATAGAGCAGTTCTGTTCCCAGCAAAAATTTTACATTATGCTGCCGCACCAGAAAGGCATTATAACGGGGTTAGAAAATCTCTTGCTTACAAGATGTTTATTTGAAATGTGAATTTTATTTATTGTTTAAATTATGACAAGTGAATTTCTTTTTGTGGAAAAATATCGTCCTCAAGTGATTGAGGATTGTATTCTTCCTGATGATACTAAAAAAACGTTTAAGGAGTTTGTAGAGAAAGGAGAGATTCCAAATCTTCTTCTTGCTGGACCTCCTGGTATTGGTAAAACTACAATAGCAAAAGCATTATGTAATGAATTGGGGGCAGATTATTATGTCATCAACGGATCCGACGAAGGACGTTTCTTGGATACTGTACGGAACCAAGCAAAGAACTTTGCTTCGACCGTCTCACTTACGGGATCTTCTAAACACAAAGTCATCATCATCGATGAGGCTGATAACACAGGCAACGACGTACAACTCCTACTACGGGCAAATATTGAGGCATTTTATAACAACTGCCGATTCATCTTTACCTGCAACTACAAGAACAAAATCATTGAACCTCTTCACTCAAGATGTGCTGTCATTGACTTCACCATCAAAGGGAAGCAAAGAGTTCAACTTGCAGGAAGTTTCTTTCAACGACTTCAAACAATCTTGGATGCGGAAAAGATTGAGTATGATGAAAAAGTCGTTGCTGAATTGGTTACAAAACATTTCCCTGATTTCCGAAGAGTTCTGAATGAGATTCAACGATACTCTACTGGTGGTAAAATTGACTCAGGAATTCTTGCTTCTTTCTCTGATGTATCTGTAAATGAACTTGTTAAAAATCTTAAAGATAAAAACTTTTCTGAAGTCAGAAAGTGGGTGGTCTCCAACTTGGACAACGATGCTTCTAGTTTACTTCGCAGGGTTTATGACTCCTCTTACGATTGCCTTGTTCCCGCATCTATCCCTGCTGCCGTTCTTGTTATTGCTAAGTATCAATACCAATGTGCGTTCGTTGCTGACCAGGAAATAAATCTTCTTGCTGCTTTTACAGAAATAATGATGGAGTGTGAATTCAAATGAATCCTTATAAAATTAATAACGCAAAACTTATTGAACATCCAGTTAAAACAACTCCTGAGAATGTAAAAGAAGCAAATGAAGGATTGTTTCGTGCTAAAATGACTCTCCCTGCTGCTGCAAAGCATTGTGGTATGACTCATAAAGAAATGAAACTTACTTTTTTTGAGTATTTAAAGTATAACAAACCTGATTATGAAAGTTGAACTTAAAGATTGGTTAAATTCAATAAACCAAACAAAAATCAATTTGATTGATGAAGATTCGGAAATAGAAAAAGAGTATCCTCCTTACATTATCAATCGGTGTTTTTCTGGTCATATTGATGCAATAATGTTTGCAAATGAAATGAATATTTTTCATTTTTTGCCCAAAAAGATGCAATATGATTTTTATATAAATATTTTGAGAAAAAAGAAAAGATTTTCTCCTTGGATTCGTAAAGATACAATTAAAGATATCGATTGTATTAAACGTTATTATGGTTATAGCGATGAAAAGGCAAAACAAGCTTTGAAAATTTTAACAAAAGAGCAAATCAATTTTATAAAATCAAAATTTGAAACTGGAGGAATGAAATGACTGCTATTGTTGAACCTATTGTGAATTGGACACCCGAACAAATGATTGAAGTGGTTCTTAATGAACCTGATGACTTCCTTAAAGTTCGTGAGACACTAACTCGTATTGGAGTAGCATCACGTAAAGAGAAGAAAATCTATCAGTCTTGTCATATCCTTCATAAACAAGGTCGTTATTATATTGTTCATTTTAAGGAACTTTTTGCACTTGATGGTAAGTATGCAAATTTGACATTAAATGATGTACAAAGAAGAAATAGAATTATTCAACTTCTTTCTGATTGGGGACTTATTACTGTTACTAAAGCAGAAAAAATTGTAGATATTGCTCCTTTAAATCAAATTAAAGTTATATCTTTTAAAGAAAAGGGTGATTGGATTCTTGAGACCAAATACAATATTGGTGCTAAAAAGAAAAAGGTAGAGGATGCCGAATAAAAAGAGGACGGGTTTCCTACCCGTCTTTTTTTATGATCTATTATAATTATATACGGATGCCAAACGGGTCCACAAAACACAAACTCGCTTTCAAAGGAGCTACCATAATGACTAATCTCACAAGGTATACTACTGCGGACCTTCCTACCCTGTTGGATAGAATTACTCGCAATAGCATTGGAATGGATGAGTATTTTGATCGTCTATTCAATCTTCACGAAACAACTTCTAATTATCCACCTTATAACCTTATTCAAATCAGTAACGTAGAATCAAGATTGGAAATTGCACTTGCTGGATTTAAGAAGGAGGAAGTACGTGTATACACAGAGTATGGAAAACTTTTTATCGAGGGACAAAAAGAGGATAGGGAGTCTGATACCACATACGTCCATAAGGGACTGGCTCAGAGAAGTTTCAAAAGAGCATGGACACTATCAGACGACACAGAAGTACGAGAAGTTGTATTTGAAGACGGACTACTGACTGTAAAACTTGGTAAGATTGTCCCAGAGCATCATACTCGCAAAGACTATCTATAAATATATCTGAATATCGTCGGCGCATACGGGGAGGTAACTGGCAAAATCCAGTTGACACCTCCCTTTTTTTGTAGTAGAATTTCTAAAAAGGTATGAAAAAATGACAATAAAACTTGCGATATTAAAATCTGGTGAAGATGTCATCGCAGATATCAAGGAACTTATTTCTGAAGATGAAAAAGTAGTTTCATATGTTTTCACTGACCCATTCTCAGTTAAACTAATTGAACCAGAGATTTTAACAGATGATGATGGCAAGAAAATAAACAGACAATATAGTTTATCTGTGTATCCATGGATACCACTTACTGAACAAAAAGACATTGCAGTTAATCCAGATTGGATTGTTTCTATTGTGGAACCTGCTGCAACACTGAAAAAATCTTATGAGGAAAAAGTTTATGGAAGAATCTCAGACGAAACAACTAATTCAGATTCTGATACTTCAGAACAACTTGAATCTAATAACTGAAATTGAAGAGGTTGTTGTTGATTTTGGTGAACCAAATTGTAGATTAACTAATCCTTATGTTATTAATGAAGATAAAACACTTTCTTCTTGGTTGAGTGAATATACAAACGATAATCAAATTATGATTAGTTCGGATAAAATTCTAACAATCATTGAACCGAATGGTAAACTACTTGACGATTATTTGAAAATTACAAAATGAAATTTTACACCAATGTCTATGAAAAATTTAATAAAATGTTGGTTCGTGGATATGACAATGGTGAATACTTTCAAATAGAAGAAGATTATCAACCAACTCTTTTTGTTTCTTCAAATAAAAAAACAAAATATAAAACTCTTGATGGTTATTTTGTAGAACCAATTCAACCTGGAAAAATTTCTGAATGTAAGGAATTTCTTGAAAAATATTCAAAGGTTGATGGGTTTACTGTTTATGGGAATGATAATTATAAGGCACAATATATTTCAGATAATTATCCAGAAGATGAAATTAAATTTGATATAAAAAAAATTAGACTTTTTACTATTGATATTGAGGTTTCTGCCGAAAGTGGATTCCCTAATGTATTTGATTGTGCTGAGGAGATTTTAACAATTACTCTTCAGAATTATGCAACCAAGAATATCATTTGTTTTGCTAATAGAAGAGAGTATAATAATACTCGTAAAGATGTTATGTATGTGAAGTGTTCTGATGAAATTGATTTGATTAATCGGTTTTTGGCATTTTGGCAGCAGAATACTCCAGATGCTATTACTGGATGGAATTGTGAACTGTATGATATTCCATATATTGCAGGACGTATTGAAAGAATTCTTGGGGAAAAGGAAGCACGTCGTCTTTCCCCCTGGGGAAATATCCGCAGAAAGGAACTTGTAATTCAAGGAAGAGAGCAAATTTCTTATGAAATTGCTGGAGTTTCTATTATTGATTATCTTGATTTGTATAAGAAGTTTACTTACACAAATCAAGAGTCTTATAGACTAGACCATATTGCTTTTGTGGAATTAGGTCAGAAAAAACTGGACCACTCTGAATTTGATACCTTCAGAGAATTTTATATGAAAGACTGGCAGAAATTTGTTGACTATAATATCAAAGACGTTGAACTTGTTGACCAACTGGAAGACAAAATGAAACTAATTGAATTGTGTTTAACTATGGCATATGATGCCAAAGTTAATTATAATGATGTGTTTTTTCAGGTAAGAACTTGGGATGCCATCATTTACAATTATCTTAAGAAACGCAACATTGTCATTCCACCAAAAGATAAATCATCTAAGGATGATAAATTTGCAGGGGCATATGTCAAAGAGCCGATTCCTGGGATTTATGATTGGGTGGTCAGTTTTGACCTTAATAGTCTTTATCCCCATCTTATTATGCAATATAATATCTCACCAGAGACACTTGTTGAGACAAAACACCCATCAGCTTCAGTTGAGAGGTTACTTGCTAAACAAATAATGATTGATGGTGATTTCTGTGTTTGTGCCAATGGAGCACAATATAGAAAAGACATCAGAGGGTTTCTTCCAGAGTTGATGGAAAAAATGTATAATGACCGAGTTATCTTTAAGAAAAAGATGATTGAGGCAAAAAAAGCATATGAGAAAACTCCAACTAAAGAGTTGGAAAAGGAGATTGCTCGTTGCAATAATATTCAGATGGCAAAGAAGATTTCTCTAAACTCTGCTTATGGTGCTATTGGTAATCAGTATTTTCGTTATTATAAACTAGCAAATGCTGAAGCAATTACTCTATCTGGTCAAGTATCAATTCGTTGGATTGAAAGCAAAATGAACAAGTATCTAAATAAGGTACTAAAGTCTGAAAACATTGATTATGTTATTGCTTCTGATACTGATTCTATCTACCTCAATATGGGTCCTTTGGTTGAAACTGTATACAAGGGAAGAGAAAAAACTCCTGAGAAAGTTGTGGGGTTCCTTGACAAGATCTGTAAAATGGAACTTGAACCTTATATTGAAAGTTCTTACCAAGAATTGGCAGACTATGTGAATGCTTATGCACAGAAGATGCAGATGAAACGAGAGAATATTGCCGATCGTGGAATTTGGACTGCCAAAAAACGTTATATTCTTAACGTATGGGATAGTGAAGGTGTTAAGTATGAACAACCAAAACTTAAAATTATGGGTCTTGAGGCAGTTAAGTCATCAACTCCTGCACCGTGTCGTCAAATGATTAAAGATGGATTGAAACTCATTATGACAAAAACTGAGGATGATTTGATTGAATATATTGATACCTCAAGAAAAAAGTTTAATAATCTTTCCGTTGAGGAAATTTCTTTCCCTAGAACTGTTAATGATGTAGTAAAACATAAAGCACAGTCTACAATTTACGGGAAAGGGACACCGATTCACGTCAGAGGTGCTCTTCTTTATAACCATATAATCAAAGAAAAAAAACTTGATAAAAAGTATGCAATTATTCAGAATGGTGAAAAGATAAAATTTTGTTATCTTAAACTTCCAAATCCAATTCGTGAAAATGTTATATCCTATATTCAAGAGTTCCCAAAAGAATTGGCACTGGACAAATACATTGACTATGATTTACAATTCAATAAAGCATTTTTAGAACCAATGAAAGTTATTCTTGATGCCATTGGTTGGAAAGTTGAAAAAACTATAAGTTTGGAATCATTCTTTGCCTAATGGAATTACCTATCAATGAAAAAGAGTTGAATACTATTATCTTATTTTTAAAAGAAAAAAATTCTCCTCTTTATGCTAAACTTTGGTCATATAAAATTAACAATTTAAATAAGGAGAAAAAGAATGGATTTTCTTAAAGACATTGTAAAAGAAATTGGTGGTGAGTATACTCAACTTGCTGCTGATATTGATGAGACAGAAACTTATGTTGACACAGGTTCGTACATTTTTAATGCACTGGTTTCAGGTAGCATATTTGGTGGTGTATCTGGCAATAAGATTACTACTATTGCTGGAGAGTCTTCTACTGGAAAGACTTTTTTCTCTCTCGCTGTTGTTAAGAATTTCCTTGATAACAATCCCGATGGTTATTGTCTCTATTTTGATACTGAAGCTGCCGTAACTAAATCTCTTCTTCAAAGTCGTGGTCTTGATATTAATAGAGTTGTTGTAGTTAATGTTGTAACTATAGAAGAGTTTCGTTCTAAGGCACTCAAGGCAGTTGATTTGTATCTAAAGAAAAAAGAAGCAGAACGAAAACCCTGTATGTTTGTTCTTGATTCTTTAGGAATGCTTTCAACGGAAAAAGAAATTCAAGATGCCCTAGACGATAAACAGGTTCGTGATATGACAAAATCTCAATTAGTTAAGGGTGCATTCAGAATGCTAACTCTTAAGTTGGGACAAGCAAAAATTCCTATGATTGTTACTAATCACACTTATGATGTTGTGGGGTCTTACGTTCCTATGAAAGAGATGAGTGGTGGTTCAGGTATCAAATATGCTGCATCTACAATCATTTATTTGTCTAAGAAAAAAGAAAAAGATGGAACTGAAGTTGTTGGAAATATTATTAAGGCAACCACACATAAATCAAGATTAAGTAAAGAAAATAAAACAGTAGAAATTCGTCTTTACTATGATGAAAGAGGATTGGATAAGTATTATGGTCTTCTTGACCTTGCTGAAAAATATGAAATATTTAAAAAAGTGGGAACAAGATACGACATCGGTGATGGGACAACTCAATTTGGAAAAACTATAAATGAAAATCCAGAAAAATATTTTACCCCACAGATTATGCAAGCAATTGATGAAGCAGCTAAAAGTGAATTCACTTATGGGTGATGGAAAATATTAGAGTCATAAAAACGGGAATTGATGTATCTAAAATTTTAGAACAATTGAGGCAATACCCAGAAGATTGGGGTTCTCAAAAAAATATTAAAGACAAAAAAATTGAGCAACTTGACCCAACAAAATATGCAATTACAGTTGATATTCTTCAATTGATAATGGGTGGAATTGAAAAACAGGAACAATATGTTGGTGATACTGAAATTTGCATACAAACACCAGCATATGAAAAACACACAGAAGTTCTTAAATTCTTAAAAACTTATTTTAAGAAAATACGTCGGTGTGCTTTTCTTGCTTTGCCAGTTGGTGAAATTGTTGGAACACATATTGATGAAGGAAGTTATTATCTTACGAAAGATAGATACCATCTTTCCATTCAGGGAAAATACAGGTATAGTGTAGGGGATGAAACTATGATTGTGGAACCTGGAACTTTTTTCTGGTTTAATAATAAACTTCCCCATAGTGCCGAAAACATTGGTGATGAAGTTAGAATCACTTTTGTATTTGATGTTCCCCATCATAAAAAAAATCCATAGTTAGAGGAGTAATGGAAAAAGTTGAAACTACGATTCTTAGAAATCTCTTATTTAATAATGATTATTGTAGGAAGGTATTGCCTTTCATAAAAAATGAATACTTTGAGAATCTTCACGAGAAAGTAGTTTTTGAGGAGATTTGTAAATTTATTGTTGCCTACGAACAATTGGCAACTAAAGAAGTCCTTTTAATTGAAACAGAAAAAAGAACAGACATTACAGAGGATACCTATAAAACAATTTGCGATTATATTTCTAAACTTGACGATTCACCAGCAGATAATCAATGGTTGATTGACACTACAGAAAAGTGGTGTAGAGATAGAGCAATTTATCTTGCTTTAATGGAATCAATTAAAATTGCTGATGGTCAAGATGAAAAAAAATCAAGAGACTCTATTCCTACAATTTTACAAGAAGCACTTGCTGTAGGATTTGATAGTCACATTGGACACGATTACTTAAAGGATTACTTAGAACGATATGAATCTTATCACCGAAAGGAAGACAAAATCCCATTTGATTTGGAGTATTTTAACAAAATTACCAAAGGGGGTCTCCCTAACAAAACTCTTAATATCGCACTTGCTGGTACAGGTGTCGGCAAGTCTTTATTTATGTGCCATATGGCTAGCTCCGTCTTGCTCCAGGGACGGAACGTACTGTACATTACGCTTGAAATGGCAGAAGAGAAAATTGCTGAACGAATTGACGCAAATCTCTTAAATGTGAATATCAAAGATATTGAAACATTACCAAAAATGATGTTTGATACTAAAGTGAATAACATCGCAAAGAAAACACAAGGAACTTTAATTATTAAAGAATATCCAACTGCTTCAGCACACGCAGGGCATTTTAGAGCACTTCTTAATGAACTATCTCTTAAGAAATCATTTAAACCTGATATTATTTTCATTGACTACCTTAATATTTGTGGCTCCTCAAGATATAAGAGCAATTTCTCAGTCAATTCTTACTCTTATGTGAAAGCAATTGCAGAAGAACTTCGTGGTCTTGCTGTTGAATCTAATGTTCCTATTGTAAGTGCAACTCAAACTACTCGTTCTGGATTTTCTAGTTCTGACCCTGACCTTACTGATACTAGTGAATCCTTTGGTCTTCCTGCTACTGCTGACCTTATGTTTGCTCTGATTAGTACAGAAGAATTGGAGCAACTTGGGCAAATTATGGTAAAACAATTAAAGAATAGATACAATGACCCAACAATGAATAAAAGATTTGTGATTGGGATTGATAGAGCAAAAATGCGTTTATTTGATGTAGAGCAAAGTGCTCAAAAAGACATACTTGACTCTGGACAAGAAGAAGAGTATAATTATGAAGAAAAGAAACCTAAAAAGTCGTTTGAGGGATTTAAATTTTAATGGAAACTGCTAAACACGTTAATTTTGATAAGTATGCTGAGTTTGTAGATGCTGTAACTTCTGATGCATCTAAAGACTTTCTTGCTTTGTCTGACCGACTGGTTGCTCTTGATGAGAAAGGTGCTAATATTGAACGACTTCTGACCGCTGCTGTTGGTATCAATGCTGAAGGTGGTGAGTTTTTGGAAATCGTCAAGAAGATGGTATTCCAAGGAAAACCTTATAACGAAGATAATCGTGAGCACTTGATTATTGAACTGGGAGATATTATGTGGTATGTTGCTCAAGCTTGTATGGCACTTGGAGTCAGTATTGATGATGTAGTTGCTCGTAATGTCCAAAAACTTCTGAAGCGTTATCCCGAGGGTGCTTTTGATGTTTATTTCTCTGAAAACCGTGCTTCTGATGACCGATGACTGAAACTTCTTGGCCTTATAACCATCGGCATTCTTCTGAACTTTGGGATATTACTGCTGAGATTCTTACAGAACTTTCTAGAAGAGATGAAGTTAAGTATCGTGTAAAAGCAACACCAGAATCTATAGAGAAAAAATTGGAGGCACTATGAGTAAAGAAAAACAAATATCAATTAAAATGGATGTTCGTTCTGCTGCAGCAGTACGTCAAATTCTTTTTGAATCACAAAAGGGATATACTTATGATGAAGTGTGTGTACCTCCACGAATTTCAGATATTCGTGTAGTTATTTCTAACCTTGATGATGCAATCAGTAAAGTAGTTGAATAATAAAAAAATAATCCTCTAATTTTCTAAATAAAAAAGTTAGGGGATTTTTTAATGTCAGCACAAGCAGCTGCAGCAGGAAAGAATTATGAAACTGCACTTAGAAATAGATTAAATGCAGTATTTAAAAATATTCCAAGAACTGCTGGGTATTCATCTGGTCCTGATATAACCATACCTTCAGTGAATAATCCTGGTCAATCTTTGTTGGTAGAAGCAAAAACAACAATAGGTGCTGATTTTGGACAAAAAGCAATAACATTTAATGGAAGTTCTTGGGTTCCATTAAGTAAAAGAGATGAAGTCGCAGATATATCTGCTTTATATAATTCTCTTTTTAATACTTATTCTATCGGGAGTTTAATAGCAGATGCCTGGGACCTTCCGAATAAAAATATAACTGCAGAAGATTTACAACAAGCAATCAATGTAAAACAACTTTCTAAACTTTTATATTATGAAAAAATACTTAAGCAGGCAACGGGGAGGGCAAACCCATTTCCCACAAGAACATTAGTTCAGGGTCCAAAAATTTCCGATAGTATTATTAATTACTATAACTCTAAAGGAGTTCATTATATTCAAATTAGAAATAGTGGATTTTATGTTATGGGTGAAGACGTAAAAAATTTGAGAGGTCTTTTGGGAATAAACATACCTTCATTTAATCCATCAACTGCTGAATTGGTTTTGAGAGGAAAATCAAGTTTATCTCAACGTACATATAGTCCAACTTTAACCTTTAAGTCTTCTGGTCTTCCAGCAAGTCAATATAGTTTAGATAATGGCACTTTAATTAATCTACTACATAGTAAATTATAAATATTTAAAAACTATAGTAGTAATGAAGAGTTTTGCTCAATTTGTAAAAGAAGCAGTAGAAACCCTTGCATCTACCGAGGCAAAAAATCGTGGTCTTGTTGGGAACGGACACGGTGATTGGTACGATAAGCAAGGAAATTTTGTTGCGAAAACGGTAAAGGGAAAATTAAAGTTTTTTGGTCAGGGTGATACTACATCTCAAGACGGAATACCTGGTGAAGAAACGAAAAAGCAAAGTAGTGCCAAACAACAGCAAGTACAATCAACCGCAGCAGAACAGCCACCAGAAGAGCAGACTGGTAATGGTGTTGTAATTGTTCTTGGGAGGTTTAATCCTCCATCTAAAAATCACGAACAATTATTAAAAGCAGGATTTAATAATGCAAAAAGAATGGGATATGAATATAGAATATATCCAAGTAGAATTCAAGATGGGCAATCCAATCCATTAAGTCCAAAAACAAAAATTTCTCTTATGAGAATGATGTTC